TGATACCGAGAAACTCCTTCTAACGTGCCAACGCCTTTTGCCTCCGTTAAAATGGAAGCTCTATCAGTGGCCGGAAGAACGGAGAACGTACTCGCCTCCATTGCATTATTTAGATCAGCTTCATACTCGGTGCCTTGTGCGCGATCTATTACTGATGAAAGCGTAGATGGATCAACCTCGTAACCAAGGCTAAGCGCAGTCCCTACCTGCTTTACTTCTTTTCTGAGAGCGTCTTTATTGTAATCAGTAGCCGCCTCATACACTGATTTTTGACGAGCGATATAAGTTGAAAGCCCGGATTTATATGTTTCCCATTCTGACGGCGTAAAGCCGTCTTCTATTGCGCCCAAAAACTCCTGTGCCTCTGGACGCTCAGCAGATAACGCCGCGCTAAAAGCCTCCTTATAATCGTTATCCTTTATTGACTCTCTGATTTCACGCTCTAATCCAGACGTACTAAGAATCTTCTGCCCTCGGTTTCTTACTTTTCTCAGATATTCTTGCGTGGCGTCGCCGTTATTTACAAGCTGTTGAGCATCATTTATGGACTCAAGAATAAGTTGCTCTGAATATGAAACATCGCCTTCAATTGCCTCTGATTCAGCGGATCTTAAATTTGCTTCAATGCCAGAGCTAATAGTATTCACTGCTGTAGCCCGCGCATTTTTTCGGCCTAACTGCTCTACTTGTATTGAGTTACGCTCGAATGCCTCATTAAAGACTCTTGAAAATTGAGGACCATACTCTGAGTTTTCTCCGGGAGAGATCCCTTGAAAATATTTAGTTGATAGCTCTTTAAAATAACTAAAATCACCTTCTGCTTCTGCCGCAATTCTGGCAATGTTAGTTCTAATGTCGCTCGTTATTTCGGTTTCGTATGCTTTTTTTGCTGTCTCGTTAAATGACTGGTCATATATGCTGATAGAGCTTAAAAGCCCCTCTTTAATCTCTGGTGTACGACCTTCTTCAACAGCCGCAAGTGCTTCCGCCGATGCGTCTTCAATGGCTTTTCTTTTTTGTATGCGACCGCCAACCTCAAACGCAATGTCTCCGACCTGTTCAGCCAAGCCAGAAAGAGCCTGCAAGCGTTTAGCCTGAGACGTATCTACACCTGTTGGTGTAAACCTGCCGTAGTAATCAATGCGCTTCTGAGCCATCTACTTATCCTTAAAACGCTGGTCCACCACCAGACGATCCGCCCGATGATCCGCCCGATGATCCGCCACCAGTTGCGCCTAACTGAGCAACTTTCACGCCTGTTTGTAGCAGTGTGCTTGCCGCGCCTAACTGGCCCGCTTGTCTTGCCGCTTGTGCTTGACGCTCTAGTGACGCCCTTCTTAGGCGTTCTGATAGGTCAATAGTCATTTCACTAAGACCTACTTGCTTCGCGCTTTCCAATGCCAGACTAGCTGGCGTACCTTCCCCAGATATTCCCGCCGTTGAGAGCGCCGCGACGTTAGCCGCTAGTGCTCGGTTTAATTCTTGCCGACGCTGTAGCTCTTGGCTTTGCGCGGCTACCTCTTCCTGCCTCGCTTGCTCTTTAAAGCTTTCCTCTTGAGCTTTGCCAGCTTGTACTTGACCGTACATTGATACGCCAGTAGATGCCGCCATTGCGATAGCCAATATAGTAAACGGGTCCATCTAGTTACCCTCAACTTCGTATTCAATCATCTGTATGTGCATGGGAGTAGGATCAGGACACGTAATTGTCGGCACGACCTCTCTCCCCCAGCCGTTAATATCGTAAACATCTTCTATTATGCCACTTGTGGGGACAATAGACTCGGGACTTAATGGCGATTCATCCCCAGCAGGGCCGAATGCCCGGATAGGTACAGCAATGCCATCAATCTGTATGCCGGAAGACTCGTAGACACGCAGGTTCATGCGAACAATCTTCTTCAACCGCATCTGGTTCTGGCCTGATCCGATGTTGGTGTTCAGTGGCATGGGCTTGATAGTGGGAGCAAACAGAATGCCAACCTCATAATCTCCGGAATATTCCTCATTGGAATCCAAAGTGATCTTGTTGGAGGACACAGTGCGCCGATCTAACACGTAATTCTCTGTATCGACTAGAACACTGACCTCTTCGCCGTTCAAATGCTCTAGCCCGGTAACGTCTGAGCCAGTGCGCGTATTCTTAACAGAGCAATCGAGCATGTAATTGAAGTCCCAGCGCTCAACAAATTGTTTATCAGAGCCGTCAATCTCTCTTTCGACGATCATGTATAGCTCATCATCGACAACCGTTACGCTTTTAATCTGCCCGGTCGTGTTCCATTGCGTGAAGCCGTTGATGTCTTGGCTTCTCAAGGTGTTCAAGATAGTCGCTGTGCCGTCCGTGTTTACGATGAATAGCCAGTTAGCGTCATCACTCGCAGTACCCGCTAGGAGCGCCATATCGACCGGCTGGTTGATCAAGTGAGAGGCCAGTACCGACCTATCGTCTGTGGTGTAAGCGTCCTCGTTAAACGAATACAGGAAGCTCAGGAGGGACTTACCGTGGCGGTCTACAAATATGGTCGAGCCATCAACGTCTTGCACTTCTACATTGCCAGATCCATGCGAGGTCTGTGGCTGAATGTTAATGCTGGAGGGTGTTACGGGCCTGCTGGTTACTGCAAATTCCGCGCCAGATGTAAATATCTGCAAGTTACGACCGGGGTACACGTCAACAATGTCATTCAGCTTGCGTGAAGAGATAGTGGCAAAGATAGCCTCATCGTCGTCACCATCATCAATGTCAAAGTCAAAAAATGCGCCAGTCTTAGACATGAAGACAGACTGAGGCTTTGACTTTGTTCCGCCTAGAACAAGACGGCCTTCATAGAAGCAAATGCTTTGCGGCCAGCCACGCTGAGTAGACCATACATTTTCTTTACGGGGAGAGCCTGATTGCGTCTTAGTGAACTCGATCTCGTGATCAGCAGAGCCTTCGGTTACATAAGCAGAAAAAAGCTCAAAATCTTTGGTGGATTCCCCAGAGATAGTAATTGTGTACTGATCCAAGCCAGTCCTTGCAACTGCTACGCCCGTTTCACCGAACACAGGCATTTCTTGCAGGTTTTTCTGGATGTTAAAGACGGTCGCCGATTGCTCATCCGCGTTGTCGTCGCCAGCATAGCTAATTGACTTGGACAATACGCCCTCAATATCTACCTCAAATCGGTCGCCTTTCTTCCATTGACCCGAACCAGAATGCCCCAGCGTCATAACCTGTATTTCATTCACAGGCGTAGGACTGTTGTCATCATCAAAATCGTATTGGGGGACATTGACAAAAGGAATGTCGTCTAAGAACCACTCATCATCCTCGCCAAGATTGACAAGGCGCTGAGGCACAAGGTTTTTTTGCACAATCAGCATTACGTTTTCGATTTGCGCTACGCGAAGCGTATCAGGGAAGCCAACCTCTAGCTTGATGTCTGCAACATACGTGTTTGGCGCTCTATAAATACGCAGGTTCTCTTGCGTAAACTCAAGCAGATAATGGCGGTCATCCTCTACACTGAAGCTCTCAACACGACACTTGCGAATAAGCCCGTTGGGTTTCTGCAAATTAAACTCAGCAAGCGTAAGAGCTGCGGAGCCTAAGTCCAAAGAGCCAACCCTAACTAACTGCCAGTATCTAGCGCTGTGGTCTATGCGGATGCGGAAGTCCTGAGCCTCTGTCCCAATCAAGGGAACAGACGCGATGGTCGTGTAGGTCACGTCATCGTCTGAATACTGGATCTTGAACTGCGAGCTTGTGCCACTTGAAAGCCTGATCTTGCGCAAGTCTACAAACTGAACTGTCTGTGCTGTCGTGATATCGTACTTTGCAACCACAAAGGGATCGGTCGTGCCGATTGTGCCAGTCGTTGTGGTCGTTACGTCGGAACCGTCATTGATCAGAAGCCCGCTACCGCCGTTGGGCATGGTTGGGAATCCGGTCTGAGTAGTTAGACCGCCAACAGTCTCGCCGATAAACTCAGTGCCGGGGCGTCTACGCATACCGCCTTGAGGGACAATGACGACGTTATCGGCAGTCTCTACCGCCTGATAGTACTGATTAATATCAATGCGACCCTTGAGAAGCGGAGATAGCTCGCCACTCACGAAGCTAGACTGAATGAATCTAGTCTTAGCCATTAGTACCTCACATTAACAAATGGGTTGCTTCTGACTTGCTCGGTTGGGTACTGCTGAGAGTCCGTGAATCGCGCCATACGGGACGCATTCACATAAGCCGCCGCCATCTCACCCCTAGCCGCTGAGCTGTCCCTAATGCTCGCCGCGAAGTCCATAGCCAATGCGTACTCAATCATCTTTGCAAAGTACACAGGCCAATCATTTTCTGGCGTATTAGCAATGTAGTCAGCGTATAGGGCTTGGGTAGAATTGCTGTAAACCTTATCGCCGTACACCTGATAGTTGGAATCAGGGGTAACAGTGATCAAGAACAGCATGTCAGTAGGTAGCTGGTAGATGCTGCGCCAGCCATTGGGGTCAACCGGGGTGTCAGTCAGCAGAGATATCTGTGCCTTACGACGTGCAAAGCCCCAACGATGCTTGGTTAGCTCGTTCTGGACGATGTTGTCGTAAAGATTGTTAGCTACTGTCTCGCGCCGTGACCCGCCTGTCAGTGAGTTAATAGGAGTATCACCAATCAGAATCAGTGCATTGCTAATTAAGTCGATCTTGCTCGCCATAACCCACCCGGAAATAGAATGGCCCCCGAAGGGGCCGGATAAGACTTATGCAGTCTTGTCGTACTGGACCTTAACCAAACCGCCTTCGTCACGTACAACAGAACCAGCCTTGAGCATACCGTTAGTAAGCCAAGAAGTTTTCTGAGGTACATAGTTGATTTCGGTCTTCATGTCGATGCCGATGGCCAAGCCAACAGCAGGACGCTGGAAGAACCAAGAATCAACAACATTAGACGCTTCAGTCAGACCGCCTTCCGCACGAGTTTCAAGGATGATGAACTGGAAGCCAACGAGAGTGTTGATCTCACCAGATACAAGAGCCTTGACTGCTTGGTAGTCAGATGAAACTGCTTTCTCGTCGCCCAAAAGACCGCCAAGACCGCCAGCTTCGATGACAGCAAACAGCTCAGTGTTTGGAACACCTTGGTCACGTAGCTCAACCTGCGCCGCGTTAATCTTAGCGATAGTCAAGTTAGTACCACCAGCAGGAACAGCAGTTGTCAGTGGAGTAGAAGCATCCATTGCATCAATAACGAGCTGATCGCAACGACGACCCAAAGCACCGGCGATAGTAGTCGCCAGCTCTTGCTTCTCGTCGAAGTTTACGTCTTGTGCGTCGAAGATGTCGGTGTACTCAGGAGCATTCCAGTTTGCGAGAGTCGCAGTCTTGAATGCATGTCCTACGTCCATTGGATCAACATCAGCGGAGCTAGTCTTCTGGTTTGCAAGACCTTTACCCATACGACGGAACTTGTAGGTGTCACCTACTACGTTGTTTCGGAGTGTGACAGCGTTCTTGAGCAAGCCAGCGTTCGCATAAGCGTGCTTTACCATGCTGTCAAATTCAGTTACCGCTACTGCGGAGAGATTAATTGACATGATTCAGTCTCCTCTATGTCAAATGTATAACAATGATTAAGAGGTTTTAGACTGAGTACCCGGCAGTCGGTCAGTCGTTCAACCTAAAACTACCGGGCCTTGTGAAAGGGGTATCCGATCTCTCTATGATACCACAGACTGTGTGTTAGCCAACAATGCGATCGTAAGGCTTATCACCGCCAAACTCTTTCATCATGCGCTGAATCTTACGCTCGTGATTAGGATCGACTGAGCGAAGCATCTGGCCGCTCTCGTGCTTCTTAAACATCTCTGCTTCGATGTCTTCCCACGTAATACCACCCGGCTCAATATAGCCATCAATCGGCAGCTTGGCGGGTGCCGTAGACTTAACCAGTGCCTCAACCAACTCAACAGCCTCAGCACTGTTCACGGCATAGCGCAGACGCTCGTATGTATCGCCATCGAGATTGTTCTTCATAAACTGCTCAACAACCTTGATGCGCTCAACACCGTTATCGCCTAACTTCTGAAGCTCCATCTCCATCGAGACTTCTTCCACCGCCTGCTCTTGAGCTGAGAGAATG